CTAGACAATCAATAGTCTTCCGTGCTGCTGCTATTGCTTCCTTCGTCGGCTCTGTCATTATAGTACTCCGTTATGATTACCTCTGCAATTTGCAGAGCTTTTGTGAATCCATCACGAAGTGAATTAGACTTATGCCCATTGTCAATAAACCAATTAAGACTATTTATATCAGAACCTGAATATCCTTCAGCAAATTTAAAATCTGCTGTAATATTTTCAAACTCTGTTCTTAAATTCAATAGTTCACCGATTTGCATTCTGTAGTGCCTCTCTAATAGCTGGAAATAAATATTCATTAGTATCATCTTCATTACACTGGAAGCGAATACCAATACCGCCAGCTTGATTCCAACGATCAATATTTTGTAGTTTATCATCAATCAAAATATTACGCGTACGATCTAATTTATTCATTGCATACTTATGCTTATTAGAAGTAAAGATCATATTCTCTACTAGAGGTGGAGTAATATCCCAACGCTCTAACCACAGTCTTTTCCAATAAGCTGAGTTCATGATATCACCTCGCATTGGTGATGAACAGATACCCCAATCACCATCAGAAATTTCTTTGACAAATTTAACAATTGAATTTGTCTCAGGAAAGATATNAAGATTGTAAAAGAAGTCAGTATTAGATAGAGTAGCAAAGGCAATTTCACGGTCTTGAATTGATTTCCAATGGTCAACACCAAACTTTTTAGCTACACCGCCAAAGAAATCGGCAATCACGCCATCCATATCTAGATAAATTGTCATTATACAACCCTTCCATTTGCAATGATAGAAGACATCATCAGCCGAACTTGCTTGAGGCGAGACTCGAGACGCTTGATAACTTTTTCGTTTTGAATTGGACGAGATGTTTCTTCCATCAGCCAAACTGGAATAACACGAAGCATACGCTCGACACTTTCACGCTGTCTGTCAGGTGTTAGTGTATTAATCATTCGCTTATATGCTGCGTTTGAAATTGGCTTATTCATAATATATCTCCTCTTTTCATTTTATAGATATATTATACACTATTTTGAAGCAAATGTACACTAAAAAGTGCATTTTGTTTTCATTTAAAAACAACTACTTATAAATTAATGCCCAAATAGTTTACGGCGGTCATACTCTTTTTTAGTGTTGATGAGCATCTTAATGTGATTATCGCGATGCTCCTTAAAAACCAAAGGTTCATTATCATCTACATCCATAATAACTACTGTATTTGTGATTGGTATACCAGTNCGTTCTTCCCACATAACAGCATATCCAGCCATTTGTGCAAAGTAACTTGATATCCATTCTTTTTTCTTTACTCGTTTAGATGTTTTAAAGTCTACGATAGAGGGTACACCATCAAACTCAGCAACACAATCGACTCTACCAGCGAGCCCAAGATGAGCAGAATAAAGAGGTACCTCAAGACCAAATATTTTTCCAAGTCTTTCATCAAGGATTGGACGAACATTTTCGAGAGATTGTCTAATGTGTGGAAGAAATTCATTTGTGTCTTCATTTAACAAATACCTTTCAATAATTGAATGTACTAGAGTACCGCGCCCGGCCGCCTTAGTACTTACCTTATTAGCTTCTTCTTCACCCACACGAGCTCGCCATGCACGTATAGAATCTTCGCTTAAGATACTTAATACTGTTGTAATACTAGGGTACCGAGTACCGTCAGGAGTAACATATGTTCTACCTGTTGACTGTGTATCTGCAACCAAATCATTGTATCCAAGATCGACGGTTTCATGTATAAACTCCATTATTTGTAACCTAACATTTCTTTTGCCATAATATAGTCTCGAAGGAAGTCAGAACGAACAATGTCCTGCCAACCAAATTGAATAATAGTAAAGTGTTTCAGATGCTCAACAATTCTTAAGAATTTTTGCACACCTTCTTTTTCATATCCATCTTTAAAGTCTGACTGATTATAATCTCCACTAAAAATAATACGACAGTTTTCACCAACGCGAGTAATAACGGAATCGAGTTCATGAAAGTTAAGGTTTTGCATTTCATCTACAATGATAACGGCATTATCAATTGTCATACCTCTGATGAATGATGTCGTATGAAACTCGAGCTGTTTTGACGTCACAAGCCTATTATATCCAGCATTATCACCAATAAGCTGTGTGCACATTCCCTGATATATCAATTCGTATGGAGCTTTCTTTTCATCAAGACTGCCTGGTAAATATCCTATATCACGGGTAGGTACCACAGATCTAAATAATAAGATNTTATTATATGGTGCTGCCTTTTCCAACATTGCTTCAAGTGCTAGATACATAGCAACAAAAGTTTTCCCAGTACCAGCAGATCCCGCTAAGACTAGATTATCACCGTCATCCCATGCTTGATAAGCCTTTATTTGATTTTCAGTAATTGGTTCATGAATTACCAAATCATTGAGTGTAGCTTTTGATTTACTGGTCATGTTTTAATCTTACTATGTTTACCGGCACCTTTGTCTATCCTTTTTAAAAGATCTTTCCAGCCATCACCGGTTTTTGAATTAGCGTGCGTCTTAAGAGATGATACAAAAGATGGTGTTGATAGCACTTTAATTAAGTCTGGTTGTGCATTAAGTATCTCTTGTAATTCACTATAAGAACATGTGATATCGTGCTCTTTTTGAGTCTTAATATCTTTTAATGTGTAAGTTGGCATCTTCTCGAATCTCTTCCTTTATAGCAGCAACTCTTTTTTCCATCCAACTAATAGCAGTATTAATATGGCCTGTGTCATGTGGCTGCAAACATGATTTTGCATATGTTACTTCATTTTCAATTACTTCAATTTGATCCAATTTATCCATTACATTTCTCCATAAACCATTTTGGTACAGGACGCTTTGTCCAGGCCATTTTAAATCGATCTTGTTTTGTTTGATAAAAAGCTCTGTAAGACTTAACAGGATCCCCCCAGAAAAAACATTCGGGATTTGACTTCATTGCAAGAGGAAATTCAGTCATTGGTCCCTTTGGAATATTCCGCGGAGTAGAATACAAGGCACTACCAAGTACGCGTGCAGTCTTATGTACTTTTCCATATCTATATGTATACTCTTCACATAAGGCAATAAAATGCTGGTAATGCCAATTGTAATTACTATTTGATTCCATAGTCCATACAGTACAAGGATGGCCTACATGGACTGCTTTATAGTATAACAACTCTGCTTCGAGATCATCAGCACCTTCGTATAGATCCCAGTATTTGACCATCGTTTTACCTGATTTAGATGGCTTACGCATAAGTTTACCATCTAGTACACGATGAGCAGTAGACAACATTTGAGCAGATTCCACTACCATTTTGGGAACATGCTTGTCACATTGTAATTGAGCAGCTATAACTGGGTCTTTATCAAGTATAAAAATATTCATAATCCGGATACCACACCTACACTATTATCATTTTGTTTTTCATAATATATTATAACAAATTTTAGACTGGCTGTACACAGTTAAATTTTTTTCTAAGTGGAAAGTTGAACTCCATTTGATGTTAACGTTCGAACCATAAATTCTCTCTTCTTAAGAATATTTTGTGCCTCAGAATTCCTACCCTTTTGCATTAATTTTGCAGCATAGGCTTCAAGTTCAATAAGATCGTTCTTAAGTCTTTCGAGTTGAATAATTGGCATGTGAGTTCCTTTAAAGAAAAACGAGCGCATACGAAAGTAAGCACTCGCAGTTAGAGTTAAAGATAGAGAAATATATTTACTGGAGTAGACCAGGAAAAGCCTCCTCTACAATAGGGCGAGTAATATATTTGGGTGGCTTTTTATTGATCATGTCAATCACCACCTTCGCATCTTCTGGATGAATAGCTTCAAGCATACCAAGAAATAGTTTTTGTCTTTTAAATGCTGGAAGATTATCACCGTCTCTGATACCTTTTACAAAGTATCTAAACTTAGTATTTTCTCGAATAAGATTTGCTGGATGATTATTTGGCTCTGACGCTTGATAAGGTGGTGTACCTTCAGGCAAGTTCCATACTACTCGAGCATCAAATGTGCCTCTTAATACATCCTTCAGTGCCCAAGATTCATTTTCCTTTAGAATACGAACCTTGTCTTCTTTCAATTTTTGCTTTGCTACTTCTTGCAAAACTTCAAATACATATTTACTCATTTTATAGAAATTCCTCTGCTGATTCAATTAGCATTTTCATATTTTTATTTATAAGATATGGAAATACACGGGACCTATTTTCAGCAGGTACCGCAATATTATATTCTCCAATGATTTGATTTTTTAGATTATCAGGAGTCTTTGTTAAATCAATAAGTGTTTCATTACGACAATAGTTACGATACCATGAAGCTGCATAGAGTAACTCACCTTCGGCTAGATCTTCGATCATAGCTTGTTTTTTCTTTTTTGATAGAGGCGTTTGTCGATCACCATTAATAAACGTATCATCATGTGATAGCACATTGGGTATACCGTCGCCGGCATCACCAGATAGAATCTTATCCATTAGATTGACTTTAGGGCTACTATCCTTTAGTTCTTTCTTTTGCATATGAGACCACTGACGAACGTTAGGATATTGTTGTAATTGAAGAAAATCCTTATCTGATGATACGATCATTACTTCTTCATATTGACCAAACTCCTGTGTGTTTTGNACAAGAGTGCCAATAATATCATCTGCTTCACAACTATCCATTTTAATTACTTTATATGGAAAGTTTTCACGTATCTCATCTGTCACAAGATGCATAATACGAAATGCTTCCGCCCAATCAAAGTCTGATTCGTCACGGCCTTTGCGGCGATTTGCTTTGTATTGAGGAAAGTATTCCTTACGCCATGAAGAAGAATCGCAAGCAAGAATCATTTGACCGTATTCTTTACGAAACTTCTTATTATACATACGAAGAGAATTAAGCATCATATGTCGAAGCATATTTTCATCATTAACTTTATTGACAGCAATTGTAGCTATAGCAATGCCACTGAAGTCGACTATAATCATAATATATCCTAACGCTTATAGATGTAAATGTCTGCCTGTGTAGCATTTTGTATGCCACCGACAATATTACCATGGTAATTATATTTCACAGGGCCTACTGAACCTGGAACACAATAACCCTGTGGCGCCACCATTTTTACTTTTGGTTGTCTACCACGTACCACAATACGAAGCTTACGCTCACAATATTGATTGACTTGATTGTATACGAAATCTTTTAGTTTTGCCAACATATCGAGATCTGATTGATTAGAGAAATCAATTGTGCCGATGTATGAACGAGAATAACGTAAACTTGTCTTGGTAGTATTTAACATAATATAGCTCCTATCTTTATTATAGGATTATTATATACTATTTTTTAGACAATGTACATAGTTAATTTCATTTATTGGTAATTTTTTTTATAAACATAAAGATCCTTACCTGATAGTCAAAGGTATTTGGATACATGTTTGGATCAACTAATCGATCACCGTAGTATTCGATAAGTTTTTGGGTAAATGTCTCTTGTGTATCTTGCATCCGATAAACGAATTGTAGTACTCATTGCTGAGTAGTACGTCCCTTTCAAATTGGAGTTTTGCTTCATAGTACGACATCTCGCCCTTTGTTTGACAAAGGCGAAGAATCTCTCTTTTATAGTTTTCTTTACCTTTTTCTTCAACAAGCAATTGGACTTCTTCACTACTACCAAAGTAAGTGCGCCAGTCGGACTCAACACGAGTTCGTACCCGTCTAGTCCTTTTAGAGTTCTTTGGTAAGATTTTTGGTTTCCAAAAGTTCTTTTTACCAATATATTTTTTACCGGTATCAAGTTCGGTAATTTGATATACAAATCCTTGATATTCTTCTGGAGTTTCTTCGTAAGACTTTTCATTATAATACCACATATACTTATATATTAGGTTCTGAAATGTCCTCTACGTTCGCTCTTCGTCCACAGATAGGACAAAATTCAGGAGTATCACTAGATTCTACTAGAATAATTGTGATGTTATCACATTCTTCACATTCAATTCTGAATTCGTTTTCCACTGATTTTCCTTATTTCTTCTTTACGTGCATCGGATGCAGTAAACCACTCTCTAATTTCCGAGGGTGATCTACCGCATCCTATACAAATGTTATCTATCAAAGTGCAGATTTTTACACAAGGACTAGAAATCAATTTCACATGCCCCACCAGCACATGCTGCTGCAGCCATAGTATCCACATCGGTAAATACTTGTTCTGTGAGATCTTCATTCCAATTAGGAAGCTGTAAATGTTGTTGAATTTTATTCCATTTGTGGAATAGATATGCATCCTTTAAACAATGCTCTGTTTTCTTAATATCACCCTTAAGGTAACTAGTAGCAAAGTTTTCAAATCGGCGTACCCAATCCTGTCTGGCAGAATTTTCTGATGATTCCAAACTAATATCCATACCAAAACCTTGTGCAGTAGAACAAGCATCCCATAGGTTAGGGAATACTTTCAATGCATCTACAACAAGACCTGATGCAAAGATAGACGCTGCACCATATTTTTTCACCATTTCTTTTTCATCAATGACTGCAGTATTTGGTGCCTGATTATAATCTTTATCACCAGACATAGATAGGAAAGAGATACCAGAGAATGAATAACGATTCTCAAATACATACTTCTCTACTTCATCCCAATCATCAACAATAATGGTATTTGATACATTGTGACGGATACCCTTATCTGCACAAAGATCTTCATTGGTACCTGCAACAACCCAATGTTTTTGGGCAGTCTTAACTAGTTCAAGATGTTTTACACCAAGCAAATCATCCTTATACATTGAACCTTTATTCGGAATAATAGGATAAGAAATTACAACATCTGTACCATTGGCAGACCATACTGATTCTTCAACCATATATGGATTTGACTTAATAATTGCCTGTGTAATTTCAGATTCTTTATTCATTTGGATGTTACGAATATATTTTGGTGAATGCTCTGCGTGAATTCCACTTGCGGTTTGGAGTAGTACTGAAGCGTTGCCTGATGGTTTAACACAAGTAGTACGAGCAGCAGGGTTAATCCCAATGATGGCAGCAACCTTTTTATTTGTTTCTTTGACAATCTTAGCACCCTTCTCTAGGATTTTTTCATTAAACAAAACATCTGGGTTATTCATCCAACCTGTAATTGACACACCAAGTAGTGCTTCACGATCAAAGATTTGTTTTGATACTGGTGAAAGGAATTTAAAATCTGTGTAACCAGCCTGTAGTGTACCAAGGATAGCACCGGCTCTACATGCTTTATAGAAATCTTCTTCGGTAGTACACTTACCACCGTTGATTTCTGTTAGGTTACAACCTTGCCAACCTGATTCACCATTATACTGTGGGAACATACCAATTTCAACACAAGGATTTGTTGTATGTTCTTTTGATGTTGTAAAGTAGAATCCTGGCTCACCAAATGATTTTACGGATTCCATGATCTTTGCAAACATTTCTGGTGTTGCTTCATCACGGACAATTACTGCAGAGTTATTACTACGACCACGCTGTGGATTATCCATAAACCAATTGCCAGTTTTGGCTGTCATCATCTCATCATCTTCTGGTGAAAAAAGACAAATAGTAGCTGAACGGCGAACACCTCCAGACAAGACTGCATCTGCTGCATGCATACAAATATCATATACATGAATAGGACGAATATCAATTGATGCCTTTGAATCAATAACCAGATTCTGTAGGATCAATTCAATTTTGTCAAGTGAACGACGTAGTCCCTCTGGACCAGGAGCTTTAAATCCACCAGAGATTTTAGCACCCTTTGGACGAATTTGTGTTAGATCAAAGAATACTCTACGTCCTTCGTATTCTGGATATTTACCACCACCAACAAAGTATGATGCCATAAGAACATCAAGTGCAGTGGCCCAACCTTCAATTGAGTCTTCTACAATATGCCCTTTGGCTTGTTTGGTTCTTTGTTGTACTTGTGGAAGTTTTGCAATGTGATGTTCTTGTACAGAGAAACCTGCACCTGCACCACACAATAGAATATAGAAAAATTCACCAAAGAATGCAGGACGATCTGCATATGATGAAGTACAATTATACATTCTCATTTGATGCTTTAACAGTGAATCACCACCAAATTGTAGTGCACGTTGAGCTCCAAGTACGCGCTGTTCTTTATAAGCGGCACGAGCCTCTTCTAAGTATGGTCTTAAATCTTTTTCATTGCTTTCATAATTCTTTTCGTGCATTTCTAATACACGATCAACAGCTTCATCCCACGATTCATATCCACCGTTTCCGGTTTCTTTAAAACGTGAATAGCCTTCATAGAATTTGGTTTGAGACAAAAACTCTCTTGTGTCTACGTTGGATGTAGCCATCATGGTACCTCGATTTCAGATTGTTTTAATTTATATGTAGTATTATATATTAAAACGCAGGCTTTGTAAACAGTTATTTTCGGCCTGGGAGGCATTTAAATAAAAAAGATTTTTTATATGAGAGGAATTAGAGAATAACTTTTTCTCTATTTGCTAAATGTTGTTCTTCAATTTTATCTTTTGATTGTCCATGATACGCAACGGCATGATGTTCATCAATCATCTTTTGATTGATATTAATATCACTATACCATAACTCTCCTAAGATACGACCGAATTTTCCTTCAGCATCTTTATGCGTTTTAAGGGTAATATTCCCAGCATTTAACCATTTGGTTAGAAATTCTTTTGCGGCTAATCCGTATTTCTTTTCTTCAAGATCTCTTGTTCTAGATTCAGGAGTGTCGATGCCGTATAAACGAATTCGTTCTTTCCTCATCCATACTCCAAATCCTAAGTCGATATCCACATCAACCGTGTCGCCATCAATAATTTTTACTATCTCACATCTATACTCGTACATATCATTTTCCTATTTGTGCGTTAACTTTACGATGACCATTCCACGCCACAAATCCACCGATTCGTAGAGCCCAATATGCAAGATTGTTTAAGAAGTGAAAACCGTTTTGCTCTATATTAATATCTCGAAAGATTTGATCTGCTTTCTTTTGATCGATGGTTCCCATAGTTGTACCATCCTTTTTAAGTAATGTAGCATACTTATAAGCATAGTCATGTACTAATCCACCCATCAATAAGACTCCTACAGGAGATAACCAAGTCGCTAAGAATTTTGGTACTGATGCTCCATCAAACTGAAAGCCCTCTGGAATTACATAGTCTTCACCGCTAATACTATAGTGCCAGTCCTTTGCAACCTCCCAGTGTCTTACACCAGTGATCCACATCCAAACAGCACCCCAAAACCCCTTACCGGCAGTAGCTATCTTAATAGGTTTAAGATGAGGCATCTCTTCATATTTAAACCCAATAAGTTCTTCATCACAATCAACACCTAATCTGTTGATAATCCATCCTATAATAATTAGAATACCGACAATTGTAAACTGCCACCAAGTGACAAGTTGATCGATAATGAAGTCCATTGAATCCTCCTATAATTTTTATTTATTTTCTAATATATCCATCATCTATAATCTTTATTATATTCATTTTATCATCATATTCTACTGTAAGTTCTTTGCATTGAACGCGAACTGTACCACTGTATTCTCGAGACACCCCGCCTCTTAAACTACGCTGAATAGTACGTTTAGCAGATAAGCACTCGCTAAGACTTTCGCGTATAGTAAATTCTTTTAATTCAACTGGTGCACCAAAATACATTAACAAAACAAAAAATGTTCCTGTTCCCATTAGTGTTTCATCTTCATCTTCTCACCCTTTTTAAGGCAAGATAAATGACCTTTCTTGAATTGTGTCTTGGCCATTTCCATAGCAACTTGACATTTTTCCATTGACTTAAAATCACCTAGTTCCATCATAGAATGATCTGGTTTCATCAACATTAAAATTATTACCATTGCTTCCATGTTAGTGCCCTTCGTGTTGATTTCGACTTGATTTTGGTATTTGACTATTTGAATGTATTAGATCCATAATATCATTACGAATCTTTTCATGTGCTTCTTCAAGATGTTCAACACGTTTCATCATAAAATCAATTTGTAGCTTTTGCTGCTGATCGAATGGTGCTTCACCACTTTCTATCTCTTCAGTTAATTTTTCAAGTTCTTTTGCCAAATGTTCAATCATCATAAATTGTTCTGAGTCAGCAGGTAAACTACCCATTTCACCTCTTGGCCATTTAATACGAAACTCTGTATTAAAATTAAGATCTGATTTCATCATAGTTTGTGTAGTTTCTAAACCATTCAATCTCTCTACAATACCAAAGTATGCCCAAGTTGCAATTGATGTAATTGCGATCATGCTTATAATATTACGAAGTGGCAGTGCTACTTCTGTACTGTCATTTAATTTCGTCGCCATTTTCTTTCTCCGTCACAGCCTTTTCGTAGTATACTATGATTTCTTTCTGTTGATTTATATATCTTCGAAGGTCTGCAATATTAAGAGCAAGATTCTCATAATCTTTCATACTGAGAGCAACAAAGGCTAATTCGCCATATATATCAGTAAACTCTTTTACAAACTCTTCATAGTTATCTTTAGTGACTACAAATACCCGTGTATCACTTAACTGGACTGGCTTTGGTCGAGTCGCCGTTGGTATCTGTACCTTCTCCACTTTGGTTACTACTTTGATCTCCGGTTCCTGTCGGAGGCCGCTGCAACCAGCTAGGAGTAGGGATGTCAGCATTACCGCCGGTATCGCCCACGATGCCACGCCATAATTTAGCAGACGCGCCATTCATCTTTCCTTCCAATACTTTAGAATCCTTTAAAGCTTCAACAACAAGATTTAACTTACTTAGTTTTGATCTGAGTTCGTCACCATATGCTTCTGCTTTTTGTAAGGATATTTGTAATTGATTATTAATCTCTCCTAGTCTTTTCATATCAGATTGGAGAGTTTCGACACTCTGTTGTGCCGTTTGTACTGCTACTTCTAGCTTAGCGTTATTGTCTCGTAGTGTAGCAATAGTATTCTGTGTGGTATCATAATAATACTTTGCGCTATATCCAACACCAGCAAGGAGAGAAACAATAAAGATCGCAATATAAAGTTTAATCATAATTATTATGCTTTATAAACTGTTGGCTGTATTGTCAAATGTATATGCCAATTTTAAGTTATTTTGCATTGGATTTGAACCTAAGGTCACATCACCAGCAGAGTTAAATATAGCTTGAGCATCCGATGCTGTTGCTTTTGCATTGTATATTCTAAAATCATCATAGTAAACATTACCACCATCACCTGCGTTACCATAAGAGCCATGTAAATACAAGCCGTCAGTACCACCAATTTTCAAGGCTGATACGCGTGCCGCGCCGACACCGCCACCACCAAATGTTTCTCTACTAACTAAATTTCCAAATGATTGACCTTCTCTAGTTATCCAACCCCCAATCGTAGGTCCTGTTGTACTTCCAGAAAACACGAGATGGTACCAAGCACCGGTAACCCAAGAGCCTGCTCCTGGGTTACCCGTCATACCGCCGGTATTGCTTCCACCCCAAAGATCACTGGCAAGATAAAAAGTACCATCGTCTGCGCCGCCACCTACTAAT